GGTAAATACCAATGTGAAGGCAGCTCTTTCTGTTGCTACGGTTAAGTCGTCTGTTGATGCGTGAATTTTTTCTGAACCATTGGCAGCAACTGTAATATTATTGGAATCAGCTGTTCCTGCATAATCAATAATTGAAACTTCATCTCCAATTGTTCCTGCTGGAAGTGTTACTGTAATTGCTGCAGAAGTTGTGTTAACAAAAACACCTTCTCCTGCTGATGCTGTATACGCTCCTGTTTTAACGGCTTGCCAAGAAGTTCCGCCGCCAATATAGGTTTTAACTCTAGCAGCAGTCGTTTTTCTATTAGTTCCACCTGCTCCATCATCTATTATAAATAAATCTGCATCTACGATGTCTGCTCCAATATCGGTTGCACCATCTATATCTAAACCAGCTACATTAAATCCACCCGCAGCGGTTGCTAACGTTCCTGCAAAGGTAGCATTAGCACCACTAAAAGTTAGTGCTGTCGTTGTTCCTGATTTAATTATTAAATTACCACTTGTATTTGTAAGACTACCAAACGTAGAACCACCGTCTTTAACAAAAATATCTCCACCATCAGCGTCCAGAACAATATCTGTGCCAGCATCAATATTTGCAAGTGCAGAAGAAGAAATCGTTAAATCAGTTCCGTCTCCTTCAATTTTTTCACCAGCATCTCCAAATACCATTCCAACGCTATTCGGAAGATGTACATCTGATGTTGCTGTTAAATTAATTTTAGCCCCAGAAGTAACTGTTAAGTCTGTACTATCCCCTTCAATCTTTTCTCCAGTACCAAATGTAATTCCAACATTCGCTGGAATAACTACATCTGAAGTAGCCGTTAAATTAATTTTAGCACCAGAAGTAATTGTTAAATCGGTACTATCTCCTTCAATTTTTTCTCCTGTGCCAAACGTAATTCCTACATTTGCTGGAATAACTACATCTGAAGTAGCCGTTAAATTAATTTTAGCACCAGAAGTAATTGTTAAATCGGTACTATCCCCTTCAATTTTTTCACCACTACCAAAAGTTATGCCAACGTTTGCTGGAATAACTACATCTGAAGTCGCTGTAAGATTAAGAGCTGCTCCTGATGCTATCGTTAAATCTGTTCCGTCAGAAGAAATATGTTCACCACCCGCTGCATCGTATAAATATAATTTTGCTGCACCTCCTAAGACTAAATCATCTGTTGATGCGTCCCATAACATAAAAGCACTTGCTGCATTTCCAAAAAACTTTACATCATGTCCTGCGTCATCAACACCAACGGTTAATGTTCCAATTTGAACAACGCCATCGGCTGATTCATCCCATAGCCAATAGTTTCCTGATGTTGCACCAAAATATTTAACATCATGCCCAGTGTTATCAACACCAACGGTTACTGTTCCTATGCAAGTTAATGCTGAACCTGTAAAAGTTAAATTTGCTTCTGCATCTAATTCTGTTGTTGTTGCGCCTACAGTAGTTAGTTCATTTGCTGTTGCATTATTTAATGCGGTAATAGTTCCTGATACTGTAGTCCAATCTAAATTTCCTGAACCATCAGTTTTTAATAATTGATTTGCACTTCCATCAGACGTTGGCAGTTCCCATGCCGTTCCTCCAGAAGCAATTGTTAAAGCTGATCCTGAAGATGAAAGATATTCACCACCAGCAGCATCATATAAATATAATTTTGCTGCCCCTGCTAATACAAGATCATCTGTTGATTCATCCCAAAGCATATATGCTCCAGAAGTTGCACCAAAGAATTTAACATCATAGCCAGTGTCATTAACACCAACTGTGAATGTTGCATCTAATTGTACTGCGCCATCAATATCAACAGCGTCTAAATTTGTAGTTCCATCGATATCTGCATTGCCAGATATATCTAAAGTTGCTGCATCTAATTCTCCTGCAACTGTTAAAACAGCACTCGTAAGTGTTAATAAATCTGTATCGCTAGTATGTCCAATTGTTGTTCCGTTAATGATAACATTATCAACGGTTAAGGTTGTAAGCGTACCCAAACTTGTGACACTACCTTGTGCCGCCGTTGCTAACGTACCTGTTAAAGTTCCTGTGACTGTAAGATTATCAGCAATCGTTGTTTCTGAAGTAGTGTGTCCAATCGTAACGGCTATTCCTGAAGTTTCTGTTGCGATTTTTAAAGCGCCTTGAGCATTGGTAATATATGAATTAGTACCATCGTGGTACAACAACATGTCATTGCCAGTACCAAACTTGGCATTAGCACTATCCGCAAACGTTGCATGAGATCCTGTAAGGACATTAAATGCATTTGCTGTCATTGTGAAATCATCAGCGCCTGCTATTTCGAAATCTATTTGATCATCAGTACTTGCTGTAATGCTGGTATCGGAATCAGCGTCAAGAGTTAATTCACCACCATCTAAATCGTATGTACCTACTCCACCAATATTTGAATCAACAAGATTTGGATTCGTACCATCGTCAGCCGTAGCATAAATAAGTTTTGTTCCTTTATCAGTAGCTGCCCAAGTCACACTGGATCCTGAACCAGAAACATATTTAAATTGAACCGTATAGGCCCCGGATGTATTATTTTTAGCTATATAAAAAGTTTGAACATCCAAAGGAATAGTTACAACTTGGTTCCCAGTAATCGTTCCCGTAAATTCGATAACTCTGTGTGCGAGAACTGCACCTGTGGATCCGTCAGAAACAGATAGCGTTGTTGTTTGAGCGCTACCCGCTATGGATTGCGCTGTATAACCACCAGCTATTTGTTCAATGATTTGTAAATTGGTATTAGTTTTAGATCCCCAGTCACCGGCATTTTCGCCGGTTGTCATTAACTCGGTACCTAATCCTGTATAACTTGATGCCATAATTTATCCTATGCGCTTGCTACAAAAACCTCCACATCACAAGATGCCGTATCTGTATCTACTGTAATATCTACTAAGTCAGAAAGACCTGATGCTAAAGCAGATCCTGCTGCTTTCATCGTATCAACTACGCCACCGCTATTATCTCCTGGATAAATAAACGAGTGACCAGCGTCAACCTTCATTCTATATTCTGTGTTGTCTTCATCTCTAAACGTTAACATAATATGATTGGATGAATCTAAATTTGTAATTCTAATGTATCGAACATCGCCATCATCAAACATTCCTGCAACATAACCAACTTTGTTTGCACTCACACCTACACCACTAATGGCTGATATAAATCCTATTAAACCGCATTCTGTTGTACTTGCAGTTACGACTCTTTTTACAACTTCATTGACACTGGAAATATCTAAAGCTCTTTCCGATCCATAATCAATATTATTGAGTGTAATTGCTTCTTTAACTGTAACTGTGAGTGTTGCCATATTTTAATTCCTTACGGTGTCTGAACCGGAACGGGTATACGAGGTTCACCATCCGTATAGTCGTCTCGTCTTCTTCTACCTAATTGTTCTGCACCAAACTTCTGTACTTCGGTTTGATACTTTTGTTCGTATAGTTGTAGCATATCTTGTGGACCTTTCAAATAACTAAAGGCCTCTACGAGACATGCATATAGTAATCCATTACCAAAGTTAAGACTTAAGTAAGTTGTCGTATTTGCCGAACTCAATCCTATCGGTCTAGCGTTGTAATGAATTTTGTACATAAAAGCCGAGCTCGGTGTTGGCACAATGGTAATTCTTCCTGAAGACGTTGCTCCAGTTCCTTCTGCTCCGCCCGACATCGCATAGTATTTGGGTGTGCCCGTTGTTGTTTCAGCGGCATCATATTCTCTAAGATAACTAATATCTTTCTTAATCAAAAAGCTATTGGCTCCTGTCGCAACTGATGTTGAAGTATAAACTTGAAGATCTCTAACAAATAACGTTCCAGCCGGAGCATAAACATTATCTGTTGAAGCAACTAAATTGCCTATCATTTCTTTTCTATCAGCATCAATGGGAATTTCTCTTTGTATTCTAAGTTCAGAGTTATCGATAAATTGATCGGTAATCGTACTGGATAGTACCGAAGTTCCTACTTCCGTGTAATTTTGAATTGCTGTTGTAAGTGTTGAGTATGTAAATCCTGCCATTATGCTGTCAACGTTGCCGGACCAGCCGAACAATTGTTGCCTCCTCCCGCGATTCCGCCAGCTGTAGCAGTGTTTGTATCTACAGTAAAGTGATAGTAGTCATCGGTATTTGTAATATCGCCACTTGAATCTCGAGTACCAACGGTAATCGAGTAGCCAGCGGCTTTTGCTAAATTAGCGCCTGTAACACCATCAAAGCCCACTGGGTTCTGATAGGCATCTGCATCCGAACTTGTCCATATAGGACCTCTAAATCTTACAGTGTCGCTTGTGGATCTTCCATGACTTTTTTCAAAAACATTTATAATGCCGGATCCCGCTGAAATAGTTTCAAAAGGATTGGGTCCTAATATTGTAACCACAGTCTCTTCAGTTCTTGCCGGTCGTGCATGTCTTAAACCATGACCTTCTACACTATAATGTTTTGCTTCATCTTGCGGATGTCTGGATTCATATTCTGATTTATGAACAAGAGAACCATTCCATTCTTTAACCATTTCACGATAGGGAAATTCCATTCCACTTCTATCTGAGATCGCTTTAGCGTATTTTCCTTTTGCAAATGCCATAATTATCCACTTGGGTAATAAGACTCCGGAGTTATATAAGTGCTTGTAGAAGA